ACGCGGCTTTGACTGAAGCAACACTCAAAATTAAAGTCGATGCGTCCGAAGTTGATAAGGGAGCGCGGTCGCTTGACGCGCTAGCTGATTCCGGCGCGAAAGCTGACGACGCAAGCAAGAAGGTTGCCGAATCCACGACCCGCGTTTCGGATGCCGCCAAAACCGCTTATACCGCAATCACGGCGCTTGCCGGTTCGATGGTGGTCTCGCAAGTGGTCGCGTATGCCGACGAATGGCAGAACGCTGAAAACAAAATAAAGCTGGTCACAACGTCATCGAGCGACTTGGCAGCAACACAAAAAGCACTGATGGCAGTAGCGAACGAAACCCGCGCTGGGTTTTCCTCAACCTCTGATTTGTACGTTTCGCTTTCCCGATCAACTAAAGACCTGGGATTATCGCAAACCGACCTGATCGGCATCACCAAAACGATTAACCAGACGTTCGCCGTATCCGGTGCTTCGGCAGCCACAATGGACGGCGCTATTCGGCAGCTTGGGCAGGGCTTGGCCGCTGGTGCGCTGCGTGGCGACGAATTCAACAGCGTGGCCGAGGGCGCGCCAGGCATTATGGATGCCATTGCGCTTGCCACCGGAAAAACGCGTGGAGAATTGCGCGACTTTGCGGCACAGGGCGGCATCACCGCCGAGTTGCTGGTTCGGTCGCTGCGTGGATATGCCGACGTTGCCGAGCGTGAAGCTGCGCTTGCTACCCGCACCTTCGGCCAGTCACTGACGGTAGCGAAAAACAACGCGCTGGAATTCGTTGGTAGCAGCGATGCGGTGAAAACCAGTGTTGGTGCTGCGGGGACGGCATTGGTAACGCTGTCGGAGAATTTGGGCAGCTTGGGATCGTTGATGGGTGTTGGCGCTGCCGCCGCTGCTGCAAAGTATGCGACCAGCATGGGTCTGACCACCACAGCAATGAAAGCGTTTTTCGTTGCAACTGAAACCTCAACAGTTGCAACTAATGCATTCGGTCAGCGAACAGTAGCGACCACCGTAACACAAAGCGGACTTACAACTGCGCTTGGTGCCACGCGCACAGCGATGCTGGCGCTATTCGGCCCCGCTGCAATCGTGGCGGCTGCTGGAGTCGCGCTGCTCGCATTGGTGAAGCATCAGGAAGCAACGGCTGACGCAGCATGGGAGCAGGCTGGCGCATTTGACGAAGTTCGGGCCAAGCTGGGTACTCTGACCAAACAGGAACTTGCGCAAAACATCCTGAAAACCAGCGAACAGATTCAGAAAACGAAGGAAAACATCGCCGAACAACAACGGCTCATTACAATTTACGGCGAGAACAGCGACGGCGCACGGGCGTCAAAAGAGGAAATCGGGCGGCTCTCGGTTGAGCTGAAAGCGCACACATCAAATCAAGCCTTGCTGCGAAGCCAGCTTGAGCGCGTGAAAGAAGGCTTCGTTGCCACCACCACAGCGACAGAAGACACGCACGACGCAACGAAAGAAGCCAACGTTGAACTGCTGAAGATGGTTGCGGCCTACGAAAGCAGCATCAAATCAGTCAACCTGTCTACCCGCGAAAAGGCGCTCTTTAAAGCTGAAACGGAAGCACTATCAAAAGGCGCTCTGCCTGAAGAGATTGAGAAAATCAAAGAGCTTGCTGGTGAGCTTTACGATCTTGAACTGGCGGCAGACGATGCTGCAAAAGCACAGAAGAAAGCGGCAGAAGATTCGGCGAAAGAATGGGATGCTCTGGTAAAGGAACTGGACGAACTCGGCCAGAAACAGGTGGCCGACCAGCAGAAGGCCGCTGAAGATTCAGCCAAGGCGCAAGAAAAAGCCGCAGAAGATATTGCCGAAGCCAACAAGCAGGCGGCGGAGCGAGCTGCCCAAGAGTGGATGAATTTCAGAAACGAGCTGTCGGATATTTTCAAAGACACACTGTTTGATGGCGATGGTAACTTTTTTCAGAAAATCGGGGACGCATTCAAAGATTTGTTAAAGCAAATAGCGGCAGACCTACTTGCAAGCGGGATCATGCAGCTTCTTACTGGACAGGGTGGGTTTTCGCTGGGTGGTACGTTGTCGGGCGGCGGCATTGCGGGGCAGATCACGCAAGCGGCAATCAGTCGGTTTGCTCCGTCGCTGCTTAGTGGTGGCACTGCTGCTGGCAGCACTGCGCTGGCAGGTACGCTCGCAGCTGGCACAGCAATCGGTGGTAGTGCTGCGCTGGCAGGCGGTGCTGCGTTGGCACCCGGCGCTGGTGTCCTTGCGATAGGCAGCGGCGGTCTGGCGCTGGCGGGTGGCGGTACGGCGGCGGCAGGCGGTACGGCGGCAGCGGCAGGCGGCGGCGGCATAATGGCCGGCATAGGCTCCGGATTGTCTAGTGCAGGCTCTGCCGTGATGGGCGCACTTCAAGCCGTGCCTGGCTGGGGTTGGGCGCTTGCAGGTGCTGCCGCTCTTGCAAAGATCATGGACGATTCTGGCACGATGAGTTCAAACGCCGGGATGCTGTTGCATGACGTACCCGGCGCGAAGGCAGACCAAAAATTTGATGTTGAAGCATTTCCGTCTGGGTTTGATCCGGTAGGATTCGCTCGGCGCGAAAACCAAGGCGCTGCTGGTCAGATTATCGACACGTTTCGGAATTACGACGCAGCCCTGACAGATATGGCGAAGGCGGCTGGCCTATCCGTAAACTTGAACGCGTCACATTTCCGCAGTATGGGCGCGAGCGAAACCGGGCAGGGCGACGGCGTTTTCGTCGGAAATGCTGCCGAAGCCGGCAAGTCAAAGAGCACGCCACTGGATCAACAAGTCAACGAATACGTCAGATTGTGGATTGAGGGAATGGGCAGTCAGATCGACGCCAACTCAAAGCAGCAAATTCTTTCGGCTGGATCTGCAAATGCCATGCTTCAAAAAGCCGCAATGTTGGTCGGTGGAATTGATGGCTCGCTTAATGGCGGTCTTGATTACGTCCCGTTTGACGGCTACCGCGCAGAACTCCACCGGGGCGAACGGGTACTGACAGCAAGCGAGTCGCGCCAAATGGATGCCGGATGGGGTAAAATGGCTTCTGAGCTGTCAAGCATGCGTGCGATGATGTCGGAAACCGCCCGCGCTACTGCGCGAACTGCTGACCTTTTGTTGCGTGTAACACGCGATGGCGAATCCCTTGTGACGGTGGCCGCATAATGCAAGTAATACCTCCAGCGACCATCGGCGACTCGCAGCTCACTAGCAGCACGGTTCCCGAAGCCGTGGCATCAACGTATAGCTCTGGTACTACCTACGCGATAGGCGCAAGGGTCGGGCTTGCTCCGGTTAACGGTGTCGCTCAGACCGTGTGGGAATCCAAGCAAAATTCCAACACCGGCAACGCGCTGGTGGAAGGCGTCTGGTGGACAAATGTCGGTATTGTGTATCCCGTGTGGAACTCTGGGCATAACTACGCTATCGGCAGCATTGTTACAGATCTGGCAACTCATCGACTGTATCAAGGCATTGCAGCGACGAACACAAACAACCCAGTAACAGATACGACACACTGGCAATTCATCGGTGCCACGAATCGCTGGCGAATGTTTGATTACACCCGCAACAATCAAACCGAAAAGCTGGGCAGCATCACGGTTGTGGTGGCTCCTGGCGTTCGCTGCGATTCGTTTGCGGTCACAGGACTGGGTGGGTCTTCCTACAGTCTCACTGTCACCAGTGTGCTTGGCGGCGGCACGATCTACAGCGAAACCGGAACATTGAACACCCGCACTACTACAACTTGGTATGAATACTTTTTCGGCGCATTTGCTCAAAAGGAATCGCTGGCTATTTTTGACATCCCGCCATACACCGATTCCATTTTCACTTTTACGGTGACAGCCGCAGCGGGTAGCGCGTACTGCGGGGCGCTTGTACTCGGTCGCAGCGTTTACATCGGCGCGACACAATACAATGCAGTTTCTGACACACTGAATTTTTCTACCGTTGATCGCAACGCTGATGGAAACGCTGTGCTGACTCAGCGCCGAAACATTCCAACTACCACTCAAACGATCTGGGCTGAAAAATCGGCGGTTAATAAAATCAGGGCTGTGCGTGATGAACTTAACGCGACTCCTGCATTTTGGTATGGAATCGCTGACGATGACGACGGATATTTTGAGGCGCTGGCGGTTTTGGGTGTGTACAAAGAATTCGTAATAAACGTAGCACTGCCTGAAAAGGCGGTTGTAAACATCAAGGTGGAAAGAATATGACGACGATAACTCAAAGCATTTCCAGCCTCGGAAGTGTGCCGACTACGGCAGATCCGGCGACTTTCGACAGTCGCGCCGATACGTTTCTAGGCACTGCATTGCCAACGCTGCGCACCGAGATCAATACTTGGGCTGGCCAGGCCAATACCGTTGCTGGTGAGGTCAACACAAACGCCACCAATGCAGCAGCTGCTGCCGCTACAGCGACAAGTGCAAGCTCAAGTGCTACAGCAAGCGCATCTTCAGCAACGGCATCAGCATCCAGTGCCACCGCAAGCGCAACGAGCGCAGCGGCTTCATACGACAGCTTTGATGACAGATACCTCGGCGCTAAAACGTCTGACCCAACGCTAGACAATGATGGCGGCGCACTTTTAACAGGTGCTCTGTACTTTAATAGCGTCGCAGGTGAAATGCGGGCTTATTCGGGCAGTGCGTGGCTTGCTGCGTATTTACCAGCGTCTGCATATGCAACTTTAAATGGCACCGAGACGTTCACCAACAAGACCTTGACTGCGCCTATTCTGACAGCTCCTGTTCTGGGCACTCCTGCAAGTGGTACGCTGACCAACGCAACGGGTCTACCGGCAGCAGGCGTAATTAATACTGCCGCAACGCTGACCGACACTCAGACGCTTACCAACAAGACACTTACAAGCCCAACTCTAACGGCTCCAGTGCTCGGCACTCCTACTTCAGGCAACCTGTCTAACTGCACTGCAGACGGTACTGACCAAGTGGGGTTCAAGAACATTCCGCAGAACTCACAGTCAGCCAATTACACGTTAGTTCTTGCTGATGCGGGCAAGCACATATTTCACCCAGTCTCCGATAACAACGCTCGTACCTTTACTATACCTGCTGCGTCTTCCGTAGCATTCCCGATTGGTACAGCAATCACCTTTATCAACATGGCTGCTGCTGCCTGCACGATTGCAATCACCTCAGACGTTATGAACCTCTCCAGTGCGGGCACGACTGGCTCACGAACACTGGCACAGTACGGTTCTGCTACGGCGATTAAAGTGGCGGGGTTGTCGTCCAGTGGAATCTGGTTGATTTCAGGGAGTGGGTTAACATGAGTGGTGTTGGTCAAGCGGTGTTTATGAATCAGCGGTCTTTTGTGAAGACTTACCTGTATAGTTGGGGAAGTAATTCTGCTGGTCAACTTGGTTTAGGTGTTGCCACGTACTACTCTAGCCCTAAACAGGTTGGTGCGCTCACCACTTGGTCTAAAATTGCCGCTGGGGGCCAAAATGCCATAACCACAAAAACAGATGGCACGTTGTGGACTTGGGGAAGTAATTACTACGGGCAGTTGGGCTTGAACAACACAACAAATTACTCTAGCCCTAAACAAGTAGGGGCGCTTACCACATGGCTTAATGTTGCCAGTGGGTACAGCTCGGTGTTAGCCGTTAAAACGGCGGGAACACTGTGGACTTGGGGTATGAACGCCTACGGTCAGCTCGGTTTAGGTAACAGTGGGGCATATACTGACCGCTCAAGCCCGACACAAGTTGGCGCACTTACTACATGGTCTATTGTTGCGGCTGGAGCTGAATTTTCTCTAGCCATTAAAACAGACGGAACTCTTTGGTCGTGGGGTAACAACGGTAGCGGGCAGCTCGGAGACGGAACTACAACCAACCGCTCAAGCCCAGTACAAGTGGGTGCGTTAACTACTTGGTCTAGTATCGATGGCGGGCAAAGTTTTTCTATTGCCTTGCAAACCAACGGTACACTCTGGACTTGGGGTCGTGGAGCTGGGGGTGAGCTAGGCTTAAGCGACACATATAACCGCTCAAGCCCGACACAAGTTGGCTCACTTACCACTTGGTCTAAGATTGCTGGAGGCATTTACCACGGCCTAGCCATAAAAACAGACGGAACGCTTTGGTCGTGGGGGTATAACCCCTTCGGTCAATTAGGCTTAGGAAACACAACCAACTACTCATCACCTAAGCAAGTAGGGGCGCTCACGACTTGGTCTAGTGTTTTTTCTGGGCAAGATTTTGTCATAGCCCTTAAAACAAATGGTACTTTGTGGACATGGGGTCGTGGGTATGCTGGTGCGCTCGGTTTAGGCAACACTACGAATTACTATAGCCCTACACAGGTAGGTGCCTTAACTACGTGGCTTACTGCGGCTGGTGGTAATTTCACTACCTTAGCCCTACTTTATTAAGAGAATTCTATGCCATCAACGACAACAGTATCGGGCGTTCAATACTCAGGCATCTGGACAATGAATCAGGTGAACGCTGCTATTGCTGCGGGGACTTGGACGGGTTTGCCTTAGTTGTTTACGTGGGGGTTGAACACCTCTGGTGAGCTGGGTTTAGGTGACGCTACTAACAGCTCCTCCCCAGTACAGGTAGGCACTTTGACTACGTGGACAAAGGCAGAAGCCGGTGGTTTTTTCTCTATAGCAATCAAAACAACATAAGGATTCCATGCAAAAACAATTACACTTTCTTTCAGGCGTTCCACGATCAGGCTCTACAGTCCTGGCGGCTATCCTGAATCAAAACCCTATGACGCACGTATCCACAACGTCTGGGCTGGTTCATGCCTTAGATGGCTTGGCTAATACGTGGCACTCTGCTGGACTGTTAAACCAGAACGACCCTACAAGAACTAAGTTAGCCCAGACCATGCGTGGGATGATTGATGCGTTCTACGAGGACACTGACAAGCCTGTAGTGATTGATAAGTCTAGGGGCTGGCCTATCTCCCAGATCATGGCAGCAATGACCCAAGTGCTCGACCGTAAGCCTAAGATCATCGCTACTGTAAGATCAGTGCCTGACTGTGCCGCCTCTTTCGTACGTATTGAAAAACCTGCTGACCTAGACGAGTTCATGGCATCAGGTCGGTTAATGGATCACCTGCGGGCTGCTTATACCTCCTTGCAAGCGGGCTACAGCTACGCCCCTGAGAACTTCTTGTTTGTAGAGTATGAAGACCTTATCGCCAGCCCCAAAGAGCAACTGGCCCGAATACACGCATTCCTAGACCTGCCCGAGTTTGAGTACGACTTCAATAACATTGACGGCTCTACAGTAGCCGAAGATGACGAACAACTGCACGGCACTGCGGGTATGCACGATGTTAAACCCGTCTTAGAAGCCCAGCACAGGCAAGACCCTAAAGACCTGCTCAAGCACCACTACAGCGCGTTCTGTCAGCCTGAGTTCTGGCTACCACAGCCCAGAACCATCCCTGAACTACATGACCTAGATTTACAGTTAGCTGCCTCTACCATTGGTGACTTTGCCGAAGGCTGGAGACTTGCCCAGAAGCTAGAAGCCGAAGAACCTAATAACCACAGAGCAGCCTACAACCGAGGCTGGTATCTGTTGTCACAAGGGCAGATACAGAAAGGCTATCAGTTGATGGATAGAGGTCGTCAGTCGGGCGTATTCGGTAACAAGCGTCCTGATGTACCTACTCAGCCGTGGGACGGTAAGAGCAAAGGCATTGTCATGCTGTACCTAGAGGGTGGCCTGGGTGACCAGATTCACCAAGTACGCTTTGCCAAGCTCATAGCTCAACGTGGCTGCAAGGTAGTCGTGTCCTGTTCAGGTGCTCTGGCTAGTCTGTTCGTGGGAGTAGAAGGCGTGTCTGCTGTGATCCAACACGAAGCTACCTTTGGCATCTACCACGACTACTTTGTGCAGGGTATGAGTGCTGTTGTGCCGTTGGGACTAGAACTGGATGACTTGTCGGGTGCTCCGTACATAGCCAAGCCTAAGACAATCAAGAACCGTAAGAAGCGCATTGGCCTTAGATGGCAAGGTCAGTCTAAGTTTGAACATGAGCACCACAAGAAGTTTCCCTATGAGCTGATGTTCCATGCCGTGAAGGACTGCGATGCTGAGTTCATTAGCTTGCAAAGAGACGAAGGCACAGACGCTTGTCCTGCATGGGTGAAGCAGGTACCTCTGAATACTTGGGAAGACACCCGCAATGCTGTTGCAAGCTGTGACTTGGTAATATCCTCTTGCACCTCAGTGAGTCACCTAGCGGCTGCTATGGGCGTAGAGACATGGGTCGTGATTCCTGTGATGGGCTACTTTATGTATGCGATGGCGGGCGACACCTGCCCTTACTACGATACGATGAAACTGTTTAGGCAAGAGACCTTTGGCGAGTGGGAAGCTCCGTTTGACCACATTAGAAACCGCTTGGGTGAAAAGCCCATGCTAAGGAGCGTTGGATGAGCTTTAGATACGGTTCTGGCATAAACAAGCCGGGGTTTAATGCTCTAGGGGCGCAGACGACTACTTATACGTATGAGTTGTATACTTGGGGCAAGAACAACTACGGGCTTGGGCTAGGGTATCTGCGGGTGCTAACTTTACCATTGCAATCAAAACATCTTAACTTTTTACAATAAGAGCAACACACATGGCACTTTACGTACAGATCGTTAACAACGAAGTTAAACAATGCTGGGACACCTTGCCACCTGCTGGCGTTGGCAACGATGGTTGGAAGAATGCCGTTGAAGTTCGTCCTAGTATCACTGCACACCGTCAGGGCTACACTGCCCACACGTTTGATCTGTCCACTGACCCAGTGCAGATTGTGTACGGCACTTACGACATTCCAGTTGCAGACCGTAAGAATGGCATGAAGGCAAATGCCAGCTTTGGTTTCCAGCAAGAGATGCAGAAGCAGATGAACGACCCGGCTGCTTATGACCCTGCTAAACTTCAGGCTGCTAAAGACGCTGTTGCGCCTAAAATTGCTGCCATTGAAGCGGCTACTACTCACGACGAGCTTGATGCTCTGCTGTGAAAATCCTTGTGATGGGGCTGCCGGGTTCAGGCAAAACTACACTAGCAAGAGCTGTGGCTCAAAAGCTACAGTGCGCTCACTTTAACGCAGATGAAGTACGAGCTACGTGGATTTAATTACCAAGCTAGTTGAAAACTCTCAATGCTCACCGACGAAACAGCATTATTACGCCAGATAATCCGCGAAGAAATGAAGTCAGTCCTCAAAGAAGTCGGCCTGCACGGTCGGTAGGCGACAGCATACCGCTGCCCGATCCGCCTGTCGTTGTTGCATTGCTGCCCATGCATCCACAGTTGCCCAGCGTTTCTTCCGGCGTTATGTTCATGGTGTCTCCTGTTCTTTCGACAGCACAGCAAGCGCATTCCGCAGCCTGTTCATGACCTCGGCAGTCGGTGCGGCTTTCCAGTCTGTTGAATCCCAGCGGTCAACTACTGCCTTTGCTGCTGCAATCAATTCGTTGTTCATGGTGTCTCCTTGTCAGCCGCGAGGGCTGCTATTCCGCGAAGAATAAAGGCGGCAATGTGTCTTCCCGTTCCTTTGCCTTGAGATCCGTCCTCAGTTGCCAACCAGCGTACATCGCCAAGGTTGCGCACCTCAGTAACGCCCATTGCTGCCAGCATCATCAGCACCCACTTGTCGATGGGGTAAACAACTACTGATGTTTTGCCTTTGTGCTGTTCGGCAATAGCTTTACGCATCCACGCTGTCGGCCCCTTCTTTTTGCCTTCGTGCATAATAGATCCGAATGGCGGGTTAACGTAGTTGCTGGTTCCCCACTCGCAGGTCAGGCCATCAAAAGCGGCTGGCACCGGGAACGGGCAGGGGTCGAAATTGAAATGGAATTCCGCGTCAAGAGCTGCGTACAGTTCTGGCGGTGTCAGCCAGTAGTGTTTGCCATCGTCGCCGTTGCCTTTGTGGAATTTGTTTTCTGCTGGAACTAAGCTACTTTGATGACTCACGCCTTATCCCCCATCGTCGCGCCAATCGCTGCACCTAATGCGCAGCCGGATTGCATCAGGTCGGTTTCGGTGCCGCGCATCTGAGCGTCATAGAAAGCGTTTATTTGTGTGTGTACTGCTATAGGTAACTCCAGCTCCCACTCAGTCCACCGCCACCGCTCCAGCTTCACCCACAGCGGCCCGAAGTCTCGCCAATCAAATTCAGGGTTCCAATGTTTGCCAAGCTCAGTCGACCAGTACCAAGTCAGACCATTTACATCTATTCCATCCGGTTCGACTGTTATGCCAGCAAACCTCGCCAGATTTTCCCACTGTTCTTTAGTCAGCATGTCGGCGGCTCCGGTAGTGGCATCCAGTGTGAAACATCGCCTTGGTTTACCCAGCCGCCAACGCTATGGAAGCACCGGCTATCGACGTCCAGCTTCCCGACAGACGCATACTCTGCCGGCCTGATCCAGAAAATCACGGTCTTGCCGTCTTTCGGCGGCCTCTCACTCACCCGCACCCACTGCGCCTGCTGTTGCCCGTAGGCTGCTGCCCTGTTGGCGATGTAGTGCGCTACGGAATACTCGCCGCTTGCCTGTGCCACCGCTTCTTTCCACCACTGCTGCACTAGCTCAGCCGGCACGCTCGCCGGTTGCTGGCGGCGCTGGAGTTCGGCTTTGGCAAGATCAACAAGTAAATCATCGGCGATGTCCATTGATACTTCACAAAGTTGTATCAACCCTACCAGCTCTGCATCGCTCGGTTTCATATCTCCCCCTGCGCCATAAGCGCCCTTGTCCTGGCCTACACTACTTGTTGAATCGGTGCCATCAGTCCGCGCATTTCGCTTTCGAGCGCGTCTAGTTCGGCAATGAATGTTTTGATCTCTGCCAGCATTTCGGCAGCGCGTGCAGCGTCAAACGGAAAACGCTTGCAGCGGTATTGCAGGGCTTCTGGCAGTCGGTCGTCATAGCTCACATAGTCCACCCATCGCCGCCCTGAACATGCCATCTGCGCAAGCATTTGCCATTGATACTTGGGGTCAATCTCGCCTGTCCGAATGAAGCTCACATGCTGGGCCGTGTTTGGGCATTTACACTCGATCATGCCGTCAATCCCAACAAGCCCATCTGGCGAAGCTATCAGCCCATCAATCTCGGGGTGTGAAAAGCAACCTGTCTCAAACACGGTTACACCCTTGTCTACCTCGTAAGCACTTCTGGCTAGTGGCTCCAGCTCGGTTCCACGGGCCATTGGCTCAGTAACAAAAAAGTCGTTTGGCTTTCCTGTAAGCCTTTCGCAAAGCAGTTGCATAAGGTAGTTGTTGCGGGATGCGCTAAAGCCAGATTTCGTGCGCGCCATGATCTCGCCGACCCTGCTGGCGCTCGCCTTGCCAAGCCTAAACATGCGCCACTGGTCGGTTCCTTGGGTCATCTTGTGCTCAGCCATTTGCATACTCCTGTTCTAGTTTGTCTCTGTGTGCGATAGCGTCTTCGAGATTGCGGAATCGCTTGTGGCTTACTATGGTGTTGTCGCGCCTAACCCTAACGCGCCACCGCTCGTATAAGTGGCCTTTGACAACTCGCCGCTCAAAAAAAATATTCCGAAGCCTAGGCTTTGTGTTTTTGTACTCGCGCTTGTTCAGATTTTGTTCTTTGCGCGTCACCCAGCGGCAATTTTCTTTGCTGTAGCCTTTATTGTTGTCGGTGCGATCCAGACTGTGTGTGCGGGATGGACGCGGCCCCATGTCAGATAGGAATGCCTGCAACGAAAGCATCCACGACTCGCAAACAGCAATTCCTCTGCCTCCATAGTTCGCATAGGCTGGATGATTTGGCTTTGTGCACCTTCGCTTCATATCACTCCAGACCCACATCAGCCGCTTGGATTCCATTGCGGCCTCTGGCGTCAATTCACGCTGCTGCATCTTCCACCTCCACAACATTGCTGGTCAATTGTTGCTTGCGTTCATCCTTCGCCTTGGTCAGTGCGTCCCGCTCTGCTTTGCCGGTGTTGGCTTTCCAGCAATCGGAAAACACAGATTGCAGGTCTTGCAGCGTAGGTGCTGACCGAATGCGGCCAAGATCGTCGGACAGGTCAACCGTTGGTGGTGTTGGGCCTTCGCTGATCCGCTCGGCTTCGTCAGGGTCATAGATGCCGACATAGCCAAAGGCGATACGGGCACACTGAATCATGGCCTTGTGTCGCAACATGCGCTTGGGGTGCGACTGCCACGGGCCTTGGCCTGTGCGCTTGCACTCGCTCATGTATTCGGTGACTTTGATCGGGTGCGTCCGGTCTTTGCGGTAAATGATGCAGGTGCAGCTTTCGTCATCTTGCGTGAAGTCCATACCGTCAAATGCTTCATTGCTGTTGATAATGCGCGACCAGCCGTCGACACCAACCACTGGAATGATGCCGTTGTTGCGATCCGGGAAAGCGTAGATTTCCTTTGTCCAAGGATTCAGAGCGTACTGATTCGCCACCACCAACAGCGCCACCATTTGCGCGTCGGTAACCTGGCCCTTGAATGCTGTGGCCTTCAGCGTGTCCACAAGCGAGCTGCCGTCAACGCCCATATCAAGGCGCTGGGCCAGCTTCGTTGTCATTGTTGCAAGTGCTGTACTCATTTCAAACCCCTCGGTTTCGTTAACTCTCTACGTGCGTTTTTGATCCTCTCCTGCTGCGCTGCGATTGCCGCAGACCGCAATAGGTCGGTGTCGTCTGTTTGTTCAAGCAGCGCAAGCAATCGTGTTGCCTCGCGTAGCTGTTCGGTGTGGTGGCGTAGGTCATTCATTCGGCACCTCTACTGCTTTTGGTTTGGGATTTCTGCGCACAAACCTTTTGCCCTTGCGGATTACCACATGGCAACCGTCCGGTGGCGCAGGATTCCGCCACATCATGAGGATTGCTTGCACTGCTAGGGTCATAAGCGATCCGGCAAAGAACAGGATGAAATAGGGCAGGGCGGTCATGCTGCACCGCCAGCGATCCAGAGCAGCAAGATCACCGCTATCACAGCAGCAGCGTGAAGCTGCGCGGCTTGGTTCATGGCGTCCCTGTCGGTGTTGCGTGTGGCCATTGGTTTGCGTTTCATATCGGCAACTCCTGTGCAATCAATTCATCGCTGGCGTGGTCGAAGTAGTTCGGATGGTTGATGATCTCGCTGGCAACATCGCGGGCGATCAATCGCAGCGTGTTGTGCTGACCCATCAGGTATTCGCAGACATCAGCAGCGCGGCCTGCATCGCCATTGCCAAGAATCCAATCGTTAAGCAGGTCGAGCTTTTCGCCCGGTGTGCAAATGCTGATTAGGTTGTCGTAAAAGCAACGCTCACCGTCAATGGCAAAGCCGATAGACCAGTCGTGCTTTGTGCCGGTAGCGATAATTGCGCCGTCCTGCACCGCTGCCGTGATGGCCCGCTTGATCTTAATGGTCAGATCGTCCCGTGGCTGCAACGCTGCAACCGCCTTGCAATCTTCGGCAATGCTGCCTGTGTAACTGTTGTTCATTTCCTGCCCTCGTTCATGGAAGTTGAACAATCCTCACACACGGGGAAATGAATTGCAACAAATGTGATGAAATAATTTTCAAAGCATTGCAATGGATAGTATGTTGTGCCAAAGTTCGCCTCAATTTAGGAGGGCACCATGGCAACAAGTGTTAAAAAGGCGCTGGTAAGGCTGGGCAAGTGGCGAGACAAGCGCCGTTACCGGCTGCGGGAGATCGCAAAAGCAACTGGACTTAGTATGGCTACATTGTCGGGCTGCATTAATTCGCCAGAACTGGTTAGCGAAAAGACTGCGGCTGCTATCCTTGGGGCGCAGGAGCCGGCAGTATGATCGACCACCGCTCCATGACAGCCGCCTTGCTTGTTGCAGCCGTTGCCCTGGCCCTGCTCCTTTCATCGAAGGCAGAGCCAGACACACACGGAGAGTACACGCTGTGCTCGATCTTTTTTGGCCTGCTTATAGGTGCCGGGATCGTCGGTGTGCTGATAACGGTAACGCCGCTTTGGGGGGTTCTGTAATGCGCAGCTACCAACACCACATAGGCGACTTCAACAACGCGACACGCCACCTTGACCGGATAGAGCGCAGTATCTACCGCGACCTGATCGAACTGTATTACGACATTGAAGGCCCGCTTCCGCTCGACATTGCAACCATTTGCCGGCGCATCATTGCCCGTTCCAACGAGGAGTCAACGCTCGTTGAAAGTTCGTTGAACGAGTTTTTCACGGAAACTCCAACGGGCTGGTATCACACCCGCTGTGAACATGAAATTGACAAGTACAAGAGCAGCAATTCACAGCGCGCACTGGCTGGGAAGGCTTCAGCAGCCAAAAAAGCCCTAAAAAGACAACAAGCGTTGAACGGCAATTCAACGAGCGTTGAAATTTCGTTGAACGGCGAGTCAACGGGAAATCAGAACCTAAACCTTAAACCAAAACCAAATAATGAATCTACTAACGTAGATTCTAAGCGCAAGCAAAAACCTGCAATTGACCTGTCGGCATGGGAATCAAAACCATCAGCAGGAACTATGACGGACTGGGCAGCAATGCGCAAAGCAAAGCACGCCCCGTTATCGCAAACCGTAATCAACAAACTTACTCCGGAAATCAATCTTGCCGTTGCCAGCGGATACACCGCTGATGACTGCCTTTCGCTATGCATTCTGAAAGGCTGGCAGGGTTTCAAATTCCAATGGCTGAAAAATGAGGAGTCCAACAATGCAAACAATCAACGCAATACTGGAACAAACCGCTCAGACCGGAACACCCAAGCACACCGCGACTACATCGCAGACCTTGAGCGCCAAGCAGAAGTTGAAGCTGGCCGATGCTTGGCAGATCCTGCTGAGCCGGCGCTTGGTTACTGATGGCGTGGGCAGCGATGCGCACATGGTATTTGAACGCGACATGCAAGACCTGACGCCACAGCAGATCGACATGGGCTTGCGCAAGTCGCGTGATTTTGTCGGATTCTTCACTACGCCGGCTTTCCGCGAACTTTGCCGAATCACCCCCCAGGATATGGGCTTGCCAGAAGTGCGAGACGCAATGCACGAAGCTTGCAGCGCACAGGACTGGCAAGCCCACAACTGGACGCACCCCGCGATCTATCACGCCGCCTGCTCAGTCGGTAGCTACGACATGCGCCACATGACAAGCCGAGAACTGTTCCCATTGTTCGATGTGGCATACCACCAAGTCGTACGTCGAGTGCTTGCCGGTGAGTCGCTGGAAGTTCCGGTATTCAAGGCGCTGCCTGAATCCGTCCACATCCCCGTTTCCGAAGAATCCGCCCGCGCCAAGCTGGCCAGGATTAAGGAGCTGCTGAAATGAGCACACCAATTTTCATTTGTTTTTTGTGCGGACATGAAGGCATCCGGCATGTGCATCGCAAGGCGTGCGTTGATTGCGTCAGAGCCGAACAGCGCCAGAGGTGGCATGACAGAAAAGCGCGGTCAGCAAGTGGAGACGAGCAGGTTTCTATTGCCGCTGTCGGCGGCTGGCAAGCGTCAATGGCCTCCGATCACTTGCGCAAAGCGTGGCCCTTACAGGTGACAGCATGACTCCGCGCATGTGCAAAAACGGCTGCGATGCCGAGTGCTATACGGCACGCCTTGTCTGTAAGCGGTGTGTTGCCGACGAAGCCCTGGCCCGCAAGCGTTCTCGCAGTGATGAGCCAGTAAAGCGCGGCAGGCCGAAGAAAACTGACGGCAACGTGCAAAGGCTGGCGCGGATTGAATCAACTCCGCTTGAAGGCTTTAATTCGATCATGGGCCGCATGGCGTCCGTATCGTTGAGGGTGAGCGCATGAACAAAATGAAACTGCTGCAAGAGTGGAAGACCACCATCAAGAATTCGGACAAAACACTGGCCGCGCTCGACAAGGCAATCGGTGTGAATGATGGGCCGTTGAAAACAAGCATATGGACAATGCAGGCGACATACACCAGAGCCATTTCGCTGATTATCGGCGACGAGTTCGAGTGGCTGGAATGGTTCGCCATTGATAACGAAATGGGCAAAAAAGGACTCACGGCAAGCGCCGGAACTGGCAAGCCCATGAAAAAAATAAAAACACTGGCACAACTTTTAGCTGTGATTGAGGGGGCAAAGTGAAAGACACGATAACGCTAGACCGGCGCGAAGCCGAGGAAATCATTTTTGCATTCATGCAGCGCGAAGACGACCGCGATCAACTGGCACTGCCGCCGAACAACGACGAGCAGAGGCTTGCGGCGATGTTGAGCGATAAATTAGCTGGTAGAATTGCATGAGCCGCCCAACACTACCGCCACCGCCCGCAGGATTCAGTCCAGAAGAAATCGCCGCGCAAGTTGCCGTTTTTGAGGCGAGAGGCGGAAAAATTCAGAGCAAGGCAAGCGGCGAACAGGTATTGCCTGCATCAATCAACATGCATACTCAAAACGATCAGGCGTGGCGCGTGAAGATTGACGGCGAAGCGAAGAAGGCGAGTAAATCCAAGTGAAGCTGACGTTTACCTACCAAGGATTTTATCTCCGGCCCGACGACGAAAGCTGGGCAATGCTGAAAGATGAGTGCAAACCTGGGCAGGTAATCGTTTGTGATGCGAAGGAATGGCGCACCCGAACAAGCCAACAAAACAAGGCCATTCACGTTTACTGCGCAGAGCTTGCACAGGCGTTGAACGGTGCCGGCCTCGACATGCGGGCAGTGCTGGCAGCGATGAAAGAAGGCGTGGAAATACCTTGGACGCTTGACCTGATAAAAGAAACGATCTGGCGTCAGATTCAAAACGCGATGATTGACAAGGCCAGCACTACACGGTTGACACCGGAACAAGTGAGCAAGGTTTACGAAGTCTGCAACAGATTCACGGCGGAAAGGTTCGGGGTGTCGCTGCCGTTTCCGAGCAGGTTCAACGAGTGACCACCGCCACGCGCAAGTGCGCCCACTGCGGTGACCGATTCCGTCGTGAAGCCGGGATCGTGCAGGGCTTGCAGGCGTGGTGCACTGAAGATCACAAGATCGAGTGGGCAATACAGGCCGGCAGGAAGCGGCTGAAGGTGAAAGCGCGCAAGGACAAGGCAGAGACAAGGGCCAAGCTGAAAACGCGCTCTGAGTGGCTGAAGGAAGCGCAGGCCAGCTTTAACGCCTACATCCGGGCGCGTGACCAGCATCTACCGTGTGTAAGCTGTGGGCGCGGCAACAACGTGAAGATGAATGCCGGCCACTACAGGAGCGTAGGGAGTATGCCGGCGCTACGGTTCGAGCCGCTGAATTGCTGGAAGCAGTGCGAGGCTTGCAACAGCTACTTGTCGGGCAACTTGATAGAGTACCGGAAAGAACTGCTGAAGCGGATCGGCGCGGATCGGTTGGCTTGGTTGGAAGGGCCGCATGAAGTCAGGAAGTACACGGTAGAGCAGATCAAGGCAATCAAAACCGAGTACAAGGACAAACGGCAGCAACTTGAGGCGAAAGCAGCATGAGCAAGCACTGGAACTGGAAAGCAGTCCCGCCAGAGATGGCCGATCTGCTTGAAACCAACACGCAGAAAAAAACGCTGGCGCTGCTGATTGAAGGAAAAACGCAGCTGCAGATTGCAAAGATTGAGCAGATTGCTACACGCAACGTGAACGGACGGGCGGAGCGCATCAAGATCATGTTGCGACGGCATGGCTACGACCCAGAGCAAGGGCTAACAAGGATGACGCCGCCGCCGTTTGCGGTGAAAGGCCGCAGCGAGCTGGTGAAGGTTGCCGAAGATGGCAGCGAAACCGTGGCTATGTACTGGAACAAGACAGAGACAGGAAAGGCTGACCCCGCCGAAGCCATGCGCCAATTTGTCGAAGGGCTGAAGGATGAAATTATCCCGGTCAGTCCGACTAAGGCCGCAAAGCTGAATTACCGCTCCGACCTGATGCCGTCAATTTTCATAGGTGACGCACACATTGGAATGAGGGCGCATGGCAAGGAAACAAAGCACTCCGACTTCGATACGAAGATCGCCATAGCACAACTACGCGATGCTGTTGACTACCTGACAGAACGTGCAGAGCCGGCAGAGGTTGGCTTGTTGATTGATGTTGGTGACTATACTCATGCCGACAGTCACAACAATACCACAACAGCCGGCACACCGCTGGACGTAGACACGCGGCACCGAAGCACGATGTACCAGGCTGCAATGACCATGCGTTACATCATCGGCAAGATGCTGGAGAAGTGCAAAACCGTTCACGTTGTTATTGCTCGCGGCAACCATAACGAGAATGTGGCACCGGCTATTGAGTTGATGTTGACGTTTTTCTATGAGCGAGAACCGCGAGTCAAGATTTTGCCCACCATCGGCCATTACCATTATGTGGAGTATGGAAACTGGCTGATCGGCGTCACTCACGGCAACAACCAGAAGGCCGAAGCTCTGGCTGGATCAATGGCGCGAGACATGGCCCAAGCATGGGGCCGCACAACGCACAGGCTATGGGCTACCGGCCACTACCACAAGGATGCAGTCAAAACGCTTGCCGGCGTGAAGCACAAAGTATTTGCAGCATTGCCGCCGCCCGATGCTTGGCACGCTTCGCACGGCTTTTCCGGTGACGGCGAAATGGAGATGTGGACGTTCCGCAAGAAAGGCGGAGTCCATAGCACACACGTTTACAACATACCGCGCCCGATCATTGAGCCTGATGTGAGGATTGCATGACGCCAAACCACCGCAAGCTCCTGACGCTCTGCATCGAAACCGGGATCACATACGGATACGCACGCGCACACAAGCACACCGACAAGCCCGATGATCGACTGATTTACGACTCAATAGAACGGGAAATCTGGAATCAGATAGACGAGTTCTTCGACTGGCAGTCGGGCGTCCAATGACGACCGTGGCCTATTGCCTCAAATCCAAAACCGTCGCCACCGACTCGCGCATTGTGGATGCCGCTACCGGCGAGCTGTTCACCGATACCGCCAGCAAGCGTTACCAGCGCGGGCGTATCACTTTGTTCATGGCCGGCGCGGTCTGTGACTTTGAGGAAGTGGCAAACACGTTCATTGCGGGAAAGCATGGGTGCCGAAAATCGCTAGATGTTCACGCACTGATCTGGACGGGCGGCAAGCTGTTCGAGGCGATGGCAGACT